TTCAACCTACGTACACGCGGTATACGCTAGGCGTGGGTGCGGGTGAGTGCATATGGTTCAGACATGTGAACACGTAAGCTATGTCGGTACGGTAACCCTTAAGGGACCACCCGTAACGCGCTATACGTTAGTAATTCCCTGAATAATTCCAATAGCAGCGTGAGGTCACTACTCTAGTTTATCACTTTAACTCACTTGGAGGTTAATATGAACTATGAACAGGAAGTAAGAATTGAAGTAAGACTAGATGGAATACTTCACAATATGTGTGAAGGTTCAGTAGCACAGTCTATCGCATTCCTCAAGGCATTAGAAAAAGAACAGAAAGAACAGAAAAATGCTAAGACAAAATACCTGTCCTCGACCCTAATCGAATAAGTCTTAGCTTATGAATTAGTCTTTGAACTATAAGTAGGAGCTTATATTATGGACGCAGAAGATGTTAAGAGAAGGTATCGTGAGGCTATGGTGAAGGCACAGGCTGAGAAGCCCTTAACATTGGGCGCTGTACTTTGTGATATGCACGGCAAGGCCTTTAACTACGCACCTGATATCCCCTTTATCAAGTGGGATAATTGGATTGCATTTCGGATAGATGACTTCGTCATGCCTAATATAGAATACATAGGTAGCTACGTCTACTGTAACAAGTACCTGTATGTTGTCGCTGAAGGTGTAGCTATGGCTAAGTATGACAACAGGTGGGTAATGATTGGGACCTTTGAAGTAGAGGAGATCACGAAGTGAACATCACATTAACAGGTATAGTAACAATAGCTATTGCTTTTGTCCTGCTCTGCTGCTACTTAGAGTGGGAAGAGAGGAGTAAGAAGAAATGATATACGTCCTAATGATTAAGTCATTTATGTTAGGGTGGATGATAGTTCCAATAGAAAATAATCCATACTCTACATTATACGCTTGTACTATTACACGTAATATGATAATAAAACATAACGTTTTTCTATTAGATAAAAACAATTCTTTACATGGTATAAGTTGTGTCCAACGTAAAAAGAACTACTTAAATATAGAGAAGGAGAACAAGTGATGCACGATCCTTTGAAGTACAGTGATGAAAGGTTCTTTGCTATCGAGGCATTGAACGACAGGTATCAACGTGAGCGTGACACTAAGAGTTGTCAAGCTCTGCTTCTTAAGTTGCAAGAGATACACCCTAATATAGAGGAGACTACCAATGGGTAACAACTACCTACGTAAGACACGTAACAAAGTTAAGAAACAACCTAACAATAGAGGTGTACGTAAGGGTATCGATGGTAAGTACCGTGTCTGGACCTTGATGTCTGCTGAATACCTCGGTATGATAGAAGAGGATGACACCTTCACTAAGGATTACCCTGTATCAACCACGATAGGTACGTATGAAGGCAAGGCAGAGGCAGACCGTGCCCTTTCTCGTCCTAAGTTAGAAGGAGAGTGGAAGTGATACTTCAAGGAGAAGATCAAGTTAATCTCTTTAGAGCAGTGGCATTGAAGCATGGGTTAAGTCTTTACCTTAAGACGGGAATGAAACCTAACAGCAACTGGACTTTAAAGAATATGTTAACAACAATAACACTATATACTGGAGAGGTATATAATGTTAGTAAGAAAGCAGGACATAAAGCACTGGCTGATCTTAATAAGTTACTGAGAGAGGAAATTACAGATGATACCACACACTAAACAACACAACCTGCAATCAGGTGGTGCTGTTGGTGAAAGCAAAGAGTACAGCTTCGAGATGAACGCACACATGGCGTCACTGCTGAGTGACAAATTGTATTCCAATAAGGTGGAAGCTATCATCAGAGAGCTAGCCTGTAATGCACAGGACAGTCACGTCGAAGCGGGGAATACTAACCCTATTGATGTGCACCTACCTACTGTAATCGAACCGTTCTTCTACATAGAGGACTTTGGTATAGGTCTTAGTCACGAGGATGTGATGGATCTATATACAACCTATGGTGCAAGTACTAAGCGTGGTACTAACACTCAAGTAGGGCAGTTTGGTCTCGGTTCCAAAGTATTCTTTGCATACACTGACCAAGCCACCATCACTGCAACCAAGGATGGTATACGTACACAGTACGCTGCCTTCAAGGATGAGAGTGGTATGCCTAACATCACAACGATGGGGGCTGCTATCCACGACAGTAGTCTCCCTAATGGTGTCAAGGTATACGTTGGTGTTCTTCCCGGTGACATCGGGGCGTTCTCTAACAATGCACAGTCTATCTTCCGTCGCTTTGATCCACGTCCTAATATCTTAGGTGGCTCTGACTATGAGATAGAGGAGTATGAGGCCATCATGGATGGTAACGGATGGATTCTCAGACGGGAAGAGACAGGGTATTACAACAGACAGAAGGCAGTACCTTTCGCAGTACAAGGCAACGTAGCCTATCGTATCTCAGCTGATGAGATGGACTCTCATATAAGTGATACACCTATACACTTTATGCTATCATTACCCTTCGATATCACCTTTGAAATAGGTGAGTTAGATGTTAGCAGTAGTAGGGAGGAACTATCATATAACAAACAGACTATAGGTGCAATCATTACTAGATTTAATGAGATCTACGATGAGTTGACTACCACCTTGATACCTGACCTCTTCACTGATTGTACTACCCAATGGGAGGCAACCAAGGTACTCGCTAAGTTGATGGAAGGGAGTGATGATGGACACTATCGTGACCTCATCAAAGGAGCAGCTGTATTTAATGGTGTGCCAGTAGAGGAGAAGATAGAGATAGGCCTTGATATGGTCAATCCTGCCTTCATTGACCTTACTGCTACTCCTGATACACTAAGGAGAATTAAAACCTTCAAGGATACAACTATAATCTACTTACCTGAACGTGAGTTCTCACTCAAGACCTCATCCTTTGCCAAGGATCAAGTGAAGCCACGTACCCTTACCTTAGTAGGAGAAGATGAGTACCTAGTGTTGTGGGATGACAAGTCTAAGCCACGCCAACCATCTAGGTTAAAGCTTTACATGGAGTCGGAATACGGTGAGGCTAAGAGAGGGTACCGTAGTAACTGGAGGACAGACCCTACTACTGATGGGTACCCTCGTGGTGTGTACGTGGTACAGTGTGACACTGAAGTACAAATGCGTAAGGTACAGGCAGCTATGGGTGGGCACCCTTACTCTAAGTTCAATGATATAGTACCTGAGATACCAAAGGTTGTACGTGTCAAACTACCAGGAGGGGGGACAACAGCCCGTGACATTACAGTGACATACTATAGCGGGACCTGTCGCTCCTCTTATGGAGGTAGTGAGCGTGATGAGAAGAGAAAACAGTGGAATGATACCGTAGTAGACACAACAGTGGAGACTACTGGGTATTACGTTGACCTCCATGCTTGGTCAGTAAAAGAAGGGCCTGATATTCAGAGGCTCTACAACTTAGCGGCTAACATAGGCCTCCTTTATACTCCCACTCAGATCCACGGATGTCCCGGTTCTATTAAGAACCCCTTCGTTAAACTACCGGGATGGAAGGATCTCACTCAAGAGTTGAAGCGTCTCACTTTAAAATGGTTCGATGATCCACTCAATGTCAAGGCAGTCATACTCAAGGATGTACTAGATCTAGATGATTTAGACTTCCCCGATAAAAATGATATAAAAAATATTAGGGGGCTATTGACAAAGGTAGTAGAGTATGTTATACTACCAGTAGGTAGTGTTGCTAGAGACTACCTTACTTACCTTACACAAGAGAGTGACAAGCTTGACATCATTAAAGGTTATCATAGTTTACAATGTAACCTACTCTATAGTGACAAGATAGATAAGTTAATTGCTAAAGAGAAGAACAACAAGAAGTCTATAGTAAAGACTCTATTGAAGCAGCGTACTGAGTTCTATAAGAAGTATCCGTTACTCCGTTACGTATCGGACTCTTATTATGATAATCAAGATGCTGCGACTGATATCTGTCAATACATCAAACAGATGGAGAAGAACTGATGAATGACAATGCTTACATCATGACAGATGAAGTGATCAACCTTGTTATCTATAGCAAGGCGTTCACTGTTACCCGAGCTCATGTTAACTACGATGAGATCAGGGAACTACTCACGTCCGAGCCTCCCATCGAATGGGATGCTATCCTTGACCTCACCGACGTTGCCGCCACTGTTAATAGCTGGGCGGGTGAGTCGGACATCGAGGTGATCGATGGTGTGGTATGCTATCGTGGACGTCACGTTCACAACGTAGTATCCTCCCGTATCCTCGATGGTATGTCAGAGGGCGAGGATGTTACACCTTTCGTGTCCTTCCTTGCTAACCTGATGAAGAACCCCTCAATGAGAGCGCAAAGGGAACTATATTTGTTCCTCGAGAAATCTGAGTTGCCTCTCACTGAAGACGGACACTTCCTCGCATATAAGAGTGTTGATTCTGACTTCATGGACCGTCACTCCCATACCTTCAGCAATAGGATTGGTAGTGTTTGCTCTATGAAGAGGGAAGAAGTAGATGATGAGCGTGACAACACGTGCTCATATGGTCTCCACTTCTGCTCGATTGAGTATCTCCGTGGATTCTGGGGATTTGGTGGTCACACTATGATACTCAAGATCAACCCCGCTGACGTGGTATCTATCCCTTCCGACTATGACAATGCGAAGGGACGGACATGTCGTTACAAGGTAGTCGGTGAGCTTGAAAATGATGAACACTTTGATGGTTACGATGATAGTGTGTGGCACGACAACGACGAAGAAGAACGTATGTCCTCGGAAGATTGGGACTGGTAAATAAAATTCGTAATTGTAAATAAGGAGATAGATAATGTTTATAGTAACACTACTGGCGATACTCTTAGGATTTCAAGAGCCAGCATTAGATCAAGTAGATAGCAGCGGTCAATCAGCCTATGTATATGTTGGCTGTCATGTTGTAGAAGAAAATCCGAAAGATGGAAATGCTGCTTATGGTCCATTTGGAATCACAACTCCTGTTGTGTTTTTCAAACAAATTTCAGATGATGGCACCGTTGGTTCCATCACCACTGCTAAACCTTGTTAGTGGTATGCGGTGTCATATCTGTAACCGCCGCCTCAATACAGATGAAGTAAAGCAGGGTAGAGGGGGAAAGTGGGAGCCGTGTACTAGTTGTATAAATGCTGCCACTGACCCCTCTATCTTGGTTACTAGTAAAGAGGTGGAAGATTGTCTTGTCTCTAATATTCACCCGGATGATCGTGATGACTGAATACAGCAAAGAGAGCCAGAAGCTAGTGAGTAAGGGGCCATGTAATGACTGTGGTTCCTCGGATGCGTGTGCTCTATACGAAGATGGACATACGTATTGCTACTCGTGTGAAGTACGAAGAGAAGGAGAAGTTATGCCGATAACAACAGTAAAGCATACACCTCTTCTCCCTAACCTCGAGAATATGAAGATCGGTCCGATATCAGAACGAAACATAAACGCGGATACTTTACGTTCTTATGATGTACGTCTCAAGGTTGAGGAAGGAGTAGTTGTCAGTCACTATTACCCATATACTGACAAGGAAGGAAATACCATAGCATATAAGATACGTGATGTTCCCAAGAATATGTACTCAAAGGGGAATATTAACAAGGCAATCCTATTTGGACAGTCTAAGTTTAATGGTGGTGGTAAGTATGTCACTGTCACTGAGGGAGAGATTGATTGTCTCTCTGTTTATCAGATGATGGGGTCCCGCTATCCTGTGGTGTCAATTAAGAATGGTGCACAAGCAGCGTACCGTGACGTCAAGCGTAACTTTGAGTGGTTGAATTCATTCGAGAACATCGTGCTTGCCTTTGATAGTGATGATCCCGGTATTGAGGCGTGTCATTCCGTTGCCAGTTTGTTCCCAAAGAAGGTACACGTTATGAATCTCCAGCGTAAGGATGCTGGTGAGTACTTAGAGAACAACGATGGTAAGGAGTTCGTTAACCTGTGGTGGAGAGCAACCGAAGAAGCTTATCAACCAGAGGACATCATAACAGGAGAGCGGATGTGGGATGCTATTATGAAGGAGGATACGTTCACCTCCTACGACTACCCGTGGACTGCACTCAACGACAAGACCTATGGTATGCGTACTAGTGAGATGACTATCGTGACTGCTGGTGCAGGAGTAGGTAAGACTAGCTTTGTAAAGGAGACAGCATACTACCTACTCAACAACTATGATGCTAAGGTAGGTCTCATCATGTTAGAGGAAACTAAACAAGAAACAGGAAAAGGGTTGATAAGTCTAGCTCTTGATAAGCCAGTTCACCTACCTGATACTCACGTAACTGATCTAGAAATGAGGTCAGGACATGATGCAACATGGGGTACTGAACGGATAGTATCTATGGACACACGATGGGCTAGTAATAATATCGAGTACATCAGTGACAAGATAGCCTATCTCGTACAAGGATGTGACTGTAAGTCTATCTTCCTCGATCACATCTCTTTCATGGTATCAGATAACAACAGTGATGAGAGGAAAATGCTAGATGAAATTGCTCACAAACTTAAGGCCCAATGTGTTGCTCTCGACTATAACTTAGTTGCTGTTATACATACTAAGAGACAGACAGGTAAGCCCCTCGAAGAAGGTGGTAAGGCATCTCTTTCTGATATACGGGGGACGGCAGGGGTTGGACAACTTGCTAACATTGCACTAGGACTTGAGAGAGATGGCCAGAATGGAGATCCTAAGATACGGAATACTACCCACGTGCGTGTGTTGAAGAATAGGTTTAGTGGTAAGACAGGTCCATCGTCGTACCTCCTGTATAATGAGTTCACGGGTAGATTAATAGAGACAGAGGTAGAGGAGGACAGTGATGATTAAGTGGATACTAATCATGGCCTACTTCGTACCTAACGGAGACATATATCTGGAAACGATACCCTTCGACACCTACCAGCTGTGTATCTCTGCCTTGGATACGGTACGTGCTATCAATGAAGGGGAAGAGATTGAGATGGAAGCACGATGTGTTGAAAGGAAATACGATGGCTTTAATTGAATCGATTAGATGGGAACGTGACTCGGCTCAACGTGAGATACGTATACTTAAACAAGAGATAAGTAACTTGAACGATGAGATTGAACGTTTAGGTAAGGTGGTTGACTCTCAAAATTGGAGATACGCTGAGTTGAAAGGCAAGTGTGGTGACTTGTCATCGGTGATGGAATGAGACGTAAAGTAGTCTGTGACATAGAAGCTAACGGCCTACTCTACAATGTCACTACTGTCCACTGCATAGTGTGTAAAGAGTGGAATACAGGTGAGGTTACGATGTTCACACCGGATACGCTCGATACCTTTGAAGAGTATGCTAGTACAGTAGATGAGTGGGTAGGACATAATTTCTTAGCCTATGATCTTAGGGTACTACGTAAGGTACTCGGTGTGAAGATCAGGGCGTCTCGGGTCTATGATACTCTACTAATATCGAGGTTGCAGAACTTTAATCGCGAAGGTGGACACAGCTTAGCTAACTGGGGTAGATTACTTAACTTCTCGAAGGGTGACTATGATGAGTGGGATGAATACACTGAGGAGATGCTAGGCTACTGTGCTAATGATGTAGAGCTTACATATAGAGTAGCTGTTGCCTTAAAATCAGAGGGTGGAAAGCGGGGCAGCGTGTTATCGGAGAGGATCGAACACGCAAGCCAGCACATCTTAGAGAACCAGAAGTCTAATGGCTTTGCTCTAGATGTGCCTCGTGCGCATAAGCTTTTCACCGAAGTTAAATCTCGTGCGCAAGAATTGGAACGTCAGATCTTAGATGAAATGACACCTATAGCTAAGGCAATACGTGTTATTAAGCCACATTATAAGAAAGATGGTAGCCTCTCAAGTGTTGGCCTAAAATTACTAGGAAAAAATTGGGAGGCTACGGCTGGTCCTTTTACTGCCATCAAATGGGTTGAATTCAATCTTGACTCTCCTAAGCAGAAAGTAGAGCGCCTTAATGGCTGGTGGTCTCCAACCATACGCACCAAGGGTTACCGTAAGCTACGTGATAAGGTGTACAGAAATCAGATCACGAGTGAAGAGTTCGAACTGAAGGAACCTTATACGTGGCAGCTATGTGATGAGAACTTCGCTACTATCAAGGCCAACGCACCTCAAGTGTTACGTTACCTAGGTGAGTACGCCATGTGTAATAGCCGTAGCAAAGAGATAGAGGGGTGGTTCGATGGTTTGGGTACTGATAATAGGGTGCATGGTAGTGTCTTTAGTATTGGTAGCGGTACACATCGCATGGCTCACCAATCACCAAATATGGCAAACATTCCGGGTAGGGATAGTCCTTATGGACCTGAGTGCCGTAGTTGTTGGACTGTTAGTGATAGTGATCACTATTGTTTACTTGGCACAGACGCTGTTGGGATACAGCTTCGATTACTTGCCCACTATATGAACGATGCGGAGTACACTAAGGAGGTAGTAGATGGTGACATCCACACAAAGAATCAGAAAGCGGCATCACTTTCGACGAGAGATCTTGCGAAGACGTTCATATATGCATGGCTCATGGGTGCAGGTTCAGAAAGAATTGGAAGAATTATTGGAGGAACATCTAAAGATGGCAAAGCAACGACAGACAGATTCCTTGCCAACACCCCAGCCCTCGCCAAGTTCAGACTACATCGAATTGCCGGGGCAGCTAAGGCTGGAGGACTGGTTGGATTCGACGGCAGATGGATACATATTAAGTCAGAGCACTTCGGAATGTCAGTCTTCCTCCAAGGAGGAGAGCAAGCAGTAATGAAGTGGGCTATGCTTGACTGGCATAAGAAGGCAAGACAGGCAGGGCTGGACTTCAAGCAGGTAGCAGTGGTGCATGATGAGTTCCAAACGGAGGTTGCTCGTACTGATGCTGAGCAGCTAGGCGAGATACAGTGCCAGTCGATCCGTGATGCTGGCTCCTACTTCAAGCTAAATTGTTTGATGGATGGTGAGTATAGGATAGGTAATAACTGGCAGGAGACACACTAAATGTATACTCTATTGATTTGGGTAGTTACTGTCTTATATGTAGGACAAGCTATTGTATCTATATGGTATGGTCAGTATGCTCATACTATCATTTTTACTGGCTATGCTGCTGCTAACATTGGTTTAATATGGGCTATGAAAGGATGAAATATAATGCCAACTAATCCTGAAGTACAGATGGAACAAGAAGATGCTATTACTTGTATTCACTTATGTATGCAAATAGGGGGTCCACAACAAGAGTTTATTGGTTCTATAAATAAAGCCTTCCCCTCCCGAATTATTTTAGAGGGCGCACCACTTCGTACCATCCAAGAGATCTGGAGAAAGTACTACATTAATGATAGAAAAAAGGCAGAGGAGGTACTATTATGACAGGTGAAGAGTTTATCTTATCTTATCGTGGTACTCTTCGTATCCACCCAGCCTTAGAAGAGGCAACGACAGCAGCACTGAACCTCAAGCCAGATAGCCACGTCGATGGCATCCGTATCTACAAGGTAGAGGAAGTGGGCTACGTAAGCCGTACTAATATGATCGCAGCACAAAAGCTAGCAAAGGAAAAGAACTATGACGATGACGGGAGTGTAGCTTAATAATAGTCCTTGACATCTAGGGATTAATTGTGATATACTATAGGTGTAGACTAGAAATCAAAAGCTAAAGGAGCTTCAGACCAATGAGTGTACAAGCGAAAGCAGTTATCGAAGGGACTTTATTTTGGCCCTTTCTTGAACGCCACAACCCAATGAAAGAAGGGAAATGGACGGTTGACTTAGGTCAACTCAACAAAGCGGCCCTTAAGACTCTCAAAGAAATGGGACTTGAGGGTAACATCAAAGAGGATGATACCAAGAAGGTAGAGAAGGAAGGTAAACCTGACCGTGGATCTTTTATCTCTCTTAAGACAGGATATCAGCCGAAAGTCTTTGATAAAGAGCGTAACGATGTTGATGCTAATTCTATTGGTAACGGCACCGTTGCTAATGTACGTGTTACAGCGTACAACTACCCTGCTGGCCCCACTTGGAAGGCAGGAGTAAGCGGTGGATTCAATGCTGTTCAGGTTACGAACCTTGTTGAATTCGTTCGTCAAGCAGTCCTCGATGACTTCGAGTTTGAAGGAGATGACTTCGATCCTAGCGATGCTGACGATGAGTTCAGTGATAGCTAACTAGTAATAGACAGGGGTGGAGCTACGGCTCAATAGGCATGAAGCTGGATGCATGAGTGATGCGCAATGCTGTCGGGACAAATACCAGTCACCCCTACTCTACTTTAAAGGAGAAGTTATGTTAAAGACACACGATAACGTTACTTACGTACGCACCAACGGAGAAGTGGTGAAGGGGACAATCGAAAGAATGTCCAAGCTACATAAGGCCGTCTACATTAAGCAACACCATGATGATAAGATCGTTGCCGCACCATTAGATAGGGTACAAAAGCAATGAAAACACTAGACACGCTAGTGGATGACGTTTATGGTTTGTTCTCCGGAGACTACACTCCTTCCATAAATCGTACAGCTAACTTAGATGACATGTCGTACGATATAGTACAGGCTGTGATTACCTCACTCGAGACAGCGGGTAAGCCACGTGAGTCCTACCTCCGCATGTCCAACATAGGTAAGCCTGACAAGCAGCTATGGTATGAGCACCAGAAGGATGTAGCAAAGGAAGAGTTGCGTCCCGACACTTACATCAAATTTTTATACGGTCATATCATAGAAGCGTTGTTGTTGTTTCTCGTTAAAGAGGCGGGGCACGAGGTGACACACGAGCAAGCAGAGGTGGAGATCGACAACGTGAAGGGGCACATGGATGCCATGATAGACGGCATCCCTGTTGATGTGAAGTCAACCAGTAAGTTTGGCTTCCAGAAGTTTGTCAATGGTGAGTTAGCTAATGACGATCCGTTCGGTTACATAGCACAGATCTCAGCCTACGCACAGGCTAACAACAAAGAAGAAGGGGCTTTCCTAGTTATGGAGAAGTCTCTCGGTAAGCTGACCGTGATGAACGTACACTCGATGGAGATGATCGATGCTGCTGCACGGATAGCCCATATGAAGGAAGTAGTAGAATCCGAGACACCGCCTGATAGGTGCTACGAGCCTGTGGCTGATGGTAAGTCCGGTAATGAAAAGCTCTGCGTATCGTGCAGCTACTGCCCGTACAAGGAAGATTGCTGGAGTGATGCTAATGATGGAGAAGGCTTATACACCTATCTTTATAGTACTGGTCCTCGTTATTTGGTTACTGTCGTGAGGGAACCCAAGGTGGAGAGACACCTAGCAGATGCCCAAGCCAAAGTACAGTAAGAAAGCAGTACGTCATGGTAGGTACAGGTCTGGCCTCGAGTATAAGATAGCTCAGGATCTCAATAGACTTAAGGTATATGTTAGGTACGAGACACACAAAATATCGTACGAGAAGCCTGTTACACGTCACACCTACACACCTGATTTCGTACTGCCCAACGGAATAATCATAGAAGCAAAGGGCCTATTTTCAAGCGCAGATCGTAAGAAACATATGTTTGTTAAGGAACAACACCCTAACCTAGACATAAGGTTCGTCTTCGGTAACAGTCAGAACAAACTATACAAGGGAAGCCACACTACCTATGCAGGGTGGTGCTTACGTAAGGGGTTCCTCTATGCTGACCGACTGGTACCAGAAGCGTGGATAAAAGAGGAGAAGAAATGATATTCAGAATTGGAGAGGTTCCTGCATATAAGAATGTTATTACTGGTCTTGCTGGGATATACAGTATACTTGCTCGAGAGGATACACGAAGGGAAGACTTTCCCGGTAGTCCACACAAAGACACACAAACAGTATATCTAACAATGCCATTCATCGTAGATGCGCTAGATATTTTTACTGAGATGGAAGCTCCAGTGAGACAAGTTCTATCTGATAGCCCCTTAGTACAAGATATCATATCTGAATGTATGTATATGATAGGAGCTTCTGGTAGGGGTGAGGGGTCATGTTTTACGACTCAAACACTTGCCCAAACACATGCCAGATGATCTTACAAACGAGCAACAATAACAAATTTTACG